CTTCCACCGTGTCGTCGTTGATGATGCGCCATTCGGTTCCATGGATAAGAACCCTAGTACCGGCGTAAGCCCTCGTGATAATAAAATCTCCCGCCTTGCACCAAGGACCGGTAGGAAACTTTTCTTTATCGGCGTAAGCCATGTTGCCCAGCTTGGCAACATATAGAACCAGCGTAGTCTGGGATTCAACGTGCATAGTCGAGTCAGCTTTCAGGATGCCGCTCTCATATGAGTCGTCAATCTTGGGGACCATGCACAGGATGTGATATCCCTTGGGTTCCGGGATCTGTTTGGCTTTCTCCCGCGCTTCGGCTTCTTCTCGCGTCTCCAATAGCAAAATATCACTCATCATCATCCTCCATACGTTTTGCAAGGTTGTTAATTACGTCTTTAGCGAAGTCAATACCTTGAATAACCCCGCAAAGTCTGTGGTACTCATCCGGGTTTGCTCTTCCAGCGAGTACAGCTTCAGCAGCAAGTTTTCTATGCTCATCAAGATGACGGTGCATAAAACCAAACGCTGATTGCTCATCCATTATTCACCCTGTTTTGGTTGTACCTGTTGCGATGCCTGCATGGCACGGTCTGCACTAGCCTGAACAGCCTCATGACCCATGGAAGTCAGATGCTTAGCTGCATCCAAATTCAACTGCGCGGCCTTATGCTGGTGTTCGACTTTGTGTTTAGTTATCTCTGCGCCAAGGCGAGCGCCATCCAATTCTTGCTGAGACGCAGCAAGATGTGCCTTGGTAGAAGCATCTAGTATGTCTTTCTGGTTCTTAGACTGGTTCTGCATCTGCGCGATCTGCGCCTCAAGCTGTAGCTGCTGCTGCTTGAACTGCTGGTCAGCCTGCTGGGCCTGCTGCTTAAGCTGAAGCTCCTGCTGCTTGATCTGGATTTCCTGCTGCTGCATTTGGATAAGTGGATCCTGCTGCTGCTGCTGAATCTGCTGCTGTTGGGCTTGCGCCTGATTAGTCTGCGTAAGTTTTTGTGCTGCCTGTGCTGTCAACTGAGAAATATGAACCTCAAGTTCAGGTGGCAAATAGCCTGTCTCGTCATCATCAACTTCGCTGGATCCAGCCTGTACCGACTGCGGAGGCGGCGGTAGATTGGCACCCAACTGCGTCTGTATATCGTTGCGATACTTATAAGCCACATGCTCCATGATATGAGACTGCAGTGCCCCAGTAATCTGTGCCGCTTGTGGGTTTTGTCCAATAGTCTGCATCATTACTGGATCCTGCAGCATTGCCATATGGACGCCCAGATGAGCTTCATGATCCTGATACATGAACGCCTTGACAGGTTTTCCCACCATGATTCCCATATTTTCTGAAATAGGGTCAACCGGCTTCATGTCTTCCTTGAGCGGGATGATCTTCTGTACGTTCTTAACGCCTAGCGTCTCAATCATCTGGCGGTGGAGGTATGGAAGGTCGTAGATCTGCGGAGCACTACTGGCTAGCTGGATAACTGCCTGATACTGGATGATCCGCTGGGCCATTGTGCTGGCATTGGGATCAGATACGGGTAGTACATCCACACAGTCGTAATCAGCCCGTTTTGCCGAAGCGAGCCCAACTTCAGGCTCATAGTCATAATCTTCAGGCGTGTTATCACGAATGATTGCCGCAAGAAGCTTGAACTCCTGCTTCATCGTGTAGTGGATGCGGGCCTGAACAGCCGACATCACCTTAAGAACACGTTCAAGCACCGCCATTGTCGTGCCCACAGGGGCATTAGCCGACATATCGGAGACATTTAAGTCAGCCGTAGCAGCAAACTGCCGACCGTCCTGTACTACCTTGTCCATCAGGGCCATGAGAACCTGACTCGGCTCCTTGTACGGAAGCGGCAGGATATTGTCCCGAATGGCCCCTGCTGGGAGGTCTACATCCCTGAATTCTCCGGGGGCAATAGGCGTATCGTCCCCTTTGATACGAAGCCCGCGAGCTTTAAGGCCACCCGGAAGATTACTGAGCGTACCCGCATCGATAAGCTGGCGAAGAAGCGAAGTCGCTGTTTGGGTGTGCCCGCCGATGAGGTGGATAAGCCCGAAATAGTAGAAGCCAAAACCGGGGATGTAACCGTAGTGGACGAAGTGCTGGCGACGGCGCTTGAGCTTGTCTTCTTCCTCCCAGTTGCGGCGGATGGCGAGGACCGTGCTGGTGCCTTTTTCAATGGTGACGACGTAGGGGAGCGCGATCCCGGTTTCTTCGCCTTCTTTGTCTTTGTCTTCATAACCTTCCAAATTTAGGTTTACATGCATTTCCAATAGCTGGAAACGGTCATCAATTGAAGTCTGGTAGCCTTGCTCTGTGGCTTTCTGTTTCTCAACTTCATCCATGACGGTAACTGGATCGCCCATATCAACGTCACAATAAAAACCAGCAACCTGAAGCTTACGCAATTCATTCTTGGTCTTACGCATACGGTGCGTAATGCGCTCTGCGGCTTCAATACTGGGTGCGCCATAAGGGACGATCACGTCTTCAGGCGGGATAAACGGGGCTTCAGGAAGGCTAATGGACGGATTATAGTAAATCTTCTTGAACGCATTACCCGCCAGCGCCACGGTGAGCAGGGTCTTCTCATGCTCCGGACGGTACTCAGGCATTGCCTCAGTAAGCGTATAGTTCATATCCGCTTCAACACGAGTAGCCGCTTCCTTCTTCTCGGGAGTCTCCTTGCCAATGATCTTGGCCCGAACCGGACCCGCAGCGGGGAAAGTCTCCGTGATCATCTCAGCCTGAAACTTGACTGCCGACTCCATGAGGAGCGGGTGGAACACACCGCTGGCCCCCGGCCACGGCTCGGAGCGAGACTCATATTTCAGGCCCAGCAGTTTCAGTCCCTTGACGTAGGTATCCAGCCAATCCTTACGTGCAGCAATATCTGTGTCGTAGTCGCCCAGCAGCTCACTTGAAATGGACATAAGGAGTCCTTCATCCATCTCTTCGGCCAAGTTGGCATCAAACTCTGGTTCAACATGCTCCATGTGCATTTCAAAGCCGGGACCAGAGATGTGCATCTCTTCAGGGTCTACAACTTCTACCGTGATCGGTTCAGCTTCGGATAAAGAACTAAGCCCCGACGGGGCTTGGGATAGGGATTTATCTACGCTCATTGTTTTCTTGCTCCAAAGCCAACGCCAAATTTACGAATATCTTTGCAGGGCAGGGCTGCATCTATGATCCAGTACTTCCAGCCCAGCGTGTACCATGTACCTGTTTTGCCAATATAGACAAACCGGCAAAAAATACCCTGCCAGATAAAATAGAGATTGCCCCACCTGCGGTACTGGATCTTGTCCATCTGCGGCGGGGGATTGAGTACTTTGATGAACCGGAGGTTATTTACCGAGTTCCTGAACGCCGCCCAGACCCAGCGCCGTTTAAACACACCCCATGTGGGGTGCAGTATCCGGTACCAATTAGGGTCATACCCGTCTTCGTCATTGCCAAAAAGCCAGAGCCACCGGGGGGCCGAGAAAATATTAACTCCGGTAAGAGACAACTTGGTTTTGCCAAACAGGATCGCCACGGGGATAACAAAAAAGCCAACTACCGTCAGGGCCAGATTCAAAATCAGGTAGGCCAGACAAAACAGGAAGCCCAACAGCATGGCTGGATAGATCATATAAGCCTCTCACGCCCGCCGGGACTATAGTCTTCTGGCAGTGTTACATCAGTGTCTTGACCTATAGGATTATCAGTCTGAACTGGCTGATTCTCGCCTATCAGCTTCTGCCACCATGATTTCTCTGGAGGCGGCGGGGCAGGGGCGGTAGAAGCAGAAGGAGCGGGGGGCGGAGGTGCCGGATCACGCAGGTTATCTTTTATAAACCGCAAAAACTTATCGTTTTTTGGAAAAGGGATAGCCGTATCCAAAGTACTCTGATGCGCGGCAGCGTAGTCATCCCCGCTGAGTCCCGTCTCTTTGTTTACTCCGGTTCCATTCCACGCTTTTGGCTCAGGTATATTCAACCTAGCTGCGGTCTGGAACTTATCAAGTAGAGCGGCAGCAAAACCCGCTTGTTTGGGAGAGTGAAAGAACGGATCTCCCATTAGTTTATTATATAGAGCGTTCGCCTGTTTATTGTCAGTATTGTAACTGTTGTACCCAAAGTCACTTCTCCCTTCTAATAGCGCGGTAGCCGCCAAATGCTCGGGAGACGGAATTGACATCCCAATGGCCCGCGCATTACGCAGCGCCTCTAGGTAGCCTTTCATTTTGTCCGCGTCAAACTTCTTGGCGGTATTTTCTATACCGTCTTTCTTGTAGTTGTAACGATAGCCAAAGATCGGATTTTTAATATCGTCGTCAGCCATCAGTAATACCCTCGCATCTTGGATCTGGGAGACTTAAACCATTTCACCGGTTCCGGCTCGTCCGTCGGTAGACGTAGGAACCCTCCTTGTCTAAAGCGCAATAGGGCCAAGGAAGTGGAGTCAACCAAGTCGTCGTTTTTACCGGCTGGAAAGTCGTTGCACTCTTCAATAACCTCCCTAGCCCAACGGCGGTCTGGTGCCCAGACGATGCCTGAACTAAATAGGTCTGATATCGCATTAACGCGACTGATCTTGTCCTGACCACGGCCCGGAGTAAACTCACCTACTGGTACGCCCATCCTCCGCATCTCTTGGTAAAGCGCGGCTCCGTTGGATTTCTTTTCAACAATAAAAGAATCCGGTTTCCACTCCTCGTACTCTTCCAGCACCATTTTCTTCAATTCTGGAAATTCTAACCGTTCCTTGATAGCATTAAGCAAGATTATGTTGTAAGACTTGGTCTCCTCGTTCATGAAGACCCCCCACGTAGTCAGGGCGTTGTAGTCAGCGCGGTTGTTGGTCTCCTGCGCCGCGTCCAGACTCATAATAATGAACTCAGACACAGGAGGCTTATCATCCTCCCAGACCTTCCACCACTCTCTTTTTATAAGAGCGCCTTCTTCGGCTGTTGGCTCCTGCATATACTGGGCCTGCCAGTACCGGGGGTCCATGTCGGCTTTTTTGGACAATAGCTCTTCAAGCGGCCAAAACTCGGGCCAAAGCGGCTGATCATTCAAAATGGCAGGGAATTCAATGACTTCCCATTCCGCCGAGTCTTCGTTGTGCATCATATGGTCGATAACCTGACCGGTAAGATCCAGCTTCGACCAACGAGTCATGACTATGATTATGGCCCCTCCGGGCATCAGTCGCTGGATTGGTCCCGACTGGAACCACTCCCATGCCGGGAGAAATACGTCTGCCCGACCCTGTTTGGCCTCTTGTTCCGAATGAGGGTCATCGATAATAAAGAGGTCAGCACCACGACCGGCAAGAGCGCCACCAACGCCAATAGCAAAATACTCGCCATTAAAGTTTGTGCCCCACCGGCTAGCAGACTTGCTATCCGCCTGAAGTTCGACTTGCGGGAAGATATTCTTATAAAGATCTGATCCGACAAGGTTGCGAACCCTCCGTCCAAAGTTAACCGCGAGATCCGCAGTGTGGGAAGACATGATGACTTTTTTCTGGGGGTACTTGCCCAGAAACCATGCCGGGGCAAGGTAGGAGATCATTTCTGACTTGCCATGACGCGGCGCAATATTAACGATCACCCGTTTTTTCTTGCCCGCTGCAATCTCCTCGAAGATTTTTGCAAGCTTGCGGTGGTGCGGACCTACCTTGTAGCCGGGATAGACATGTTTAATAAAATCTAAAAAAGAGTCACGGCCCAACTGTTTGGTTTTTTCGTTTTGATAGGTCTTCAATAACTCTAAAGTCTTGCGTTTTTGAGCATCAGGCATAGTCGGAAGTGCCTGTTTAAGCTTAAAAATTTCAGCAGAAGTTAGACTATTCGTCATCTTCAGGCTCAATTTCCTCTACTTCTTCGTACTCCGCTTCCTCGTAAGTAATGCCTTCCAAAATGGATTTAAGCTCCATTTCGACTTCTTCTATGGGCTGTACTTTCACCGTAAGCTCTGAGCGCTTCTTAAAGGCATCTACCCCATCTACCTCTCCTAGGTTCTTGAGGGCCACCAGACGGTCTTTAGCGGTAGCTGCATGCTCTACTTCGTGGATCAATTTATTGATCACGTACATTTTCAGTTCAGATAGCTCATCCACCAATTGGACGTTGCTCTGCTGAACCATGCCTGCGAGGTAAGCCATTGCCTCATTGGAGTACTTGGAGAACTCTGGGCGCTTTTTGGGATCCTTGATCATTTCGTGAGCAAGGGTTTCCGCTTCTACCTGCTGTTCTACGTTGGGGGAAATTGGTTCACCCTTTAGATCAGCTAGCATTTTTATAGTCGTGGCACGGATACGAATTTCTTCGTTTGGATTTATTTCCGGAAGAGTTCGGGTGGCACGAGACGGTATGGGTACGTCGGACCTAATATCTGGCACAAGTTCTTGCATGGGATCTCCCAAGTTTGGCGAAATATAGCAGAAGAATTAGGGGGAGGTAAGGAATCCTACCCGGGGGGTCATCCTATTAGCGAGGGGGTGGGGGTTGTACTATTTAAGAGGACTTTGGAAAATACGTGGTGATTTGAGCGAACTCAAATGTATAGAGTCCGACTGGGTCCCATTTAGCTAAAAGGGTGGGTACCTACCGGGTGGGGTTAGCTTAATGGAGCTTGGTAGAGGTACCGAGCTTTCGCAGTTTAGCTTGGTCGTACTGAATGACGATGTGAGCTAGATAAAGCGAAGTAGGGAAGGGATTCGCAGCTAGATGACTGTAGGAGCTTAGCGTTACCGAGAGGACAATGTGCTTCGCTCTTTTTTGTTTTATAAATCACTGCGTGATTTATAAACTATATTTTTAGCGTTGTCAAGCTAGATTAACGAAGTGGCAAGAGAAGAACCGGAAGTGGATGTGCTTCGCGCTTTTTATTTTTTAAAATCCACGAAGTGGATTTTAAACTCGCTTTTTTGCGTTGTCAAGCTAAATAATTCTGTTCCATGTTCCAAAAGCTGTTCCAAAAATAAAATCGAGTTGGAACAGGTTTTCCTTAATGTTTTCATGGACTTAGACCGTTCTGTTCCAATGTTCCAGCTTTTTAAAAAGGGGGGGTCCGGAAACGAAGCAATCCTGCGAGCAAGGCAGAGTTTTGCAAGTGGTATTATTCCTAAAATCACTTTTTCTGGCGATATGCTGTTTTTCAGATGTTGGAACATTGGTACAACTTAACTAATAAATATATATAAATCTCTCTACTTGTACTTCTTAAGACGCTCTATTGAGGCTTCCCGTCCAATACATTGAAGAATAGTACAACGAGCCTTTTTGGAACATTGGAACAGATTTTGGAACAGCTTTAAATCGCAATGCCTTCGGCCCGCGCTTCTCCGGGTTCGCTTCGCTCATCCGCTTCGCGGACTTCGCCCTACAAATCGCTATCGCCTGCCGCGCTCCGCTTGGCTAAGAAAAAGGAGTCGCTTCGCGACTTGCTTCGCTTCGCTCAGCCTTTGTGCGGCTTGCGCCGCGTTTAGCGCTGCCGCTCAGAATAGCTATTGCTGCAAAAACTCCATCGCCTGCAGATGTTTGAACTCCGGCAAGGTTTAGCGTGAGGGTGATCGCGGAAAAGTTATCCACAGGTGGTCAATTTTTGACCAATAGTTATCCACAATTCATCCACCGAAAACTGAACAACAATCCACACCTGGTAAGGCCACTTATCCACAGCACATGCACAGGAAACGCACAAGCCGCACCAACTGACAAAACCCACTGCCGAATAAATCCGCGCCGTGAATACGAAAAAACTTGACACAAAAAACCCAGCAAAAACAGCAACTTAACGCGCCCTCACAGCAAGCCCGTAGAGCCACGATCAACCCCATACCAATACCAATACCAACACCAAGGGATACTACAAGCCCGCCATAATGGTCTGCCCGTGCGTTTTCCAAATTGTCAAGCCCAAAAAACCACAGGACCGGCGCCTAAATGAAATAGTGCAACCGGGAACCAACTTGTATTAAAATGGGGCTCCCCCGTCGTGAGAGGGGGACAGAGGTGCGCTGAGACGCTGGAAGGCCAGCCCGAGCAAACACCAAGCCGCATTAAGGCCCCGGCAGGGCCGCATGACGAAGCGCCCGTAATTTCGCGGACGTTTCGCAATGCAAAGGACACAAACATGCAGAACGTACCGGACGAAGTAATCAACATCATTGCCCAGCTTGGACGGCTCGCAGCCGACGCAAACCGCAACCTCGAGAACGCGGACCGTTACCGCCGGTGGTGGAACGAAGAGCAAGAATTGAGCGCAGGGTTCAAAACCGAACGAGACGAGGCAAAAGCCGCGCTCGCCGCCCACATCGCCGCCCACATCGCCGCCCACATCGCCAACACAAACATTTAAGAAGAACGAAAATGGCCGAAATCGAAAAATGCACAAGCCTCTATGACGTCGACGTCTCAATTGAAGTAACCGCCGACGAGTGGTGCGGCGTCGCCGACTCCAGCGAATGCGCAGAAATGGCAACACTGCTGTCCGCCGAGCACCTGCTGTACGGGCTGGACGCATGCCCGCTATCAGTAATCGCAAATTTCCTAACGAGAGATAAGGCACAGCGCCTGCTAAGCGCAATCCAGAGCGCGTACCCGGACCTCGCCCCCGCCACGACGCTAGCGCCGGAAACCGCCGAGGCGCTGCGACGCGCCGCGTTCCTGATCGAATGCATGGCGCACGTGCAGAACCGAGGGGAGAGCCTCTTCCCGATTAGCGAAACGCTCCGCGCCGCCGCTGGCCCCGCGCCAGAACTAACGGCGTCGCCGATGTAAAACCCCTGACGAGTCCGTGAGAGCCGGACGAAACGCCGCGAGGCGTCGGGTTCAAAAAGCACAGAGGACACACCCATGCAAACGCAAGCAGTAAATACAAACTTCGGCGGACAGGTACTTAGCCGAGCATCCACAGAGTGGAGCCGCCGCCCAGACGACGAGCGCTTCACCAGCCTGCTAGACCTGCAGGAACACACGACACGCATACGGGACGCGTCAACCGGTGTAACGGCGTTGGCGAAACAGATCCGCCACCAGAACGAACGGATCGAACTGGAGCGCGAGGGCGGCCGGATTCTGGCCCTTGCAGCATGAAAGCATGGCACCTGCTGACCGCTGCCGCGCTCGCACTGACTGGCGCAGTAGCCATGGGACAAACGCGCGCGGCCTGTGCCGCGCTCGCTTGCGCGATCGGCGCAACAATCTGTAGGAGACTGGACAAATGATAATCGAACGCACCAGCCCCGTGACCGGAGCCAAGAACCGCATGGACCTGCCGGTAACCGCAGAACAATTACAGGCATGGCGGAGCGGGACCCTGATCCAACAGGCAATGCCGCACTTATCGCCAGACGAACGCGAATTCCTAATGACTGGAATTCACGGGGACGACTGGGCCAGATTGTGGGCTGCAGGAGAATAAGATGGGACAGGGACCGGCATCCGCCGGTCCCGACCCACTCCGTGGCTCAAGACCGTTTCGGATCACGCTATCGCGTGAAGAGAAAAAGGTGCGCTCACGCGCACTTGCTACGTCGAGAGCTTCGCTCTCGACGGTCGCTTCGCTCCGGACCAAGACCAAGACCAAGACGAGGCACTGGCATCGCACGACAACGCAGGTTAATTGACCGTTTTTTAAACTTAAGCATTCTAATCAAGGAAAAGTAGACCATGAACATTCCTAACGGCGCTGTAATTTATCGTGGTCCGTCACAATTAGACGGGCTTCCCATTGTTGTAATTGCAATAGGTCTAAATCAAAAGAGCGCTAATCGAAAAACCGGAAATATGATTCAGACTTATATTCTTTGTGACGATATCGACCCCGTAGCGGCGGTTAAAGTAGGCGCGGATATTTCAATCTGCGGAAATTGCAGACATCGTGGTCAGATTAAAGACCATAAGAACGTGGGGCGCACCTGTTACGTAAACTTAGGACAAGGTCCGTTGATTGTTTTTCGTGCATTCCAAAGAAGCCTGTATCCGTACATCGGGGACAGTAACGCCAAGATTGCGGAGATATCGCGCGAGCGACTAGTGCGAATCGGAACGTACGGAGACCCCGCTGCAGTTCCTTTGTATGTCTGGCGTAGTTTGACGCAACACGCCGTGGGCCATACAGGATACACGCATCAGTGGAAGGATCGCCCAGAGCTTGCAAAGTATTGCATGGCAAGCGCAGATACAGAATCAGATGGAATCGACGCTAGGTTAGCGGGCTGGCGTACTTTCCGGGTAGTTATGCCCGGACAGGTAGAGCGCATGACCGGCGAGGCGGTATGTCCTGCTAGTAAAGAGGCTGGGAAGAAATTAACTTGTGATAAGTGTCTGGCATGCGACGGCACGACAAGCAATCGTCGTGGGTCTATTGTGATTCAGGCCCACGGCGGGACTGCAGTTATGGCTAACGTGAACAAGGCTGGATGATTTACAACCACCTAGCGGATCAATTTGGGTTCGCTAGGATTCTCTTAAACCTTTAAATTCAGGGTAAAACCATGAGAGACAATAGGCCGGAGTATCCCCCAGAATGGGATGAGCCTGACGAACTACCGGAAATAGAATTGGATTTAGAAGACCCGCAGGATGAACCAACAGATGACGAAATAGAAGCGGCACTGAATGACTACGAACGAATGCTGCAGGAGCGCTGAGAATGAATCTCAGAGAAGCGGAAATTAAAATCTACCTGATACAGGCAGAAGCGGACGGTTGGCGCGGGCCGGACTATCCAGCGGAACTGGACGAACTGCTAGACGACGCGCAACGCTGGCGGCGCCGCTGGGGGCCGGACCCACTGGCATCAAACGACAACGCAGGCCCGCCATGACTCCGGAGGGCAAAGTAAAGGCCAAGGTGAAGGGGATCCTGAAATCCGCGAAATCTTACTATGCCATGCCAATTGGGGCGGGGTTCGGCAACGCTGGGGTTCCTGACTTTTTAGTTTGTTTTGATGGTTGCTTTATAGCAATAGAGTGCAAGGCGAACGGGGGCAAGGTCACGGCGTTACAGAAAAAGAACCTAGAAGAGATCGAGGATTGCGGTGGGTTCTCATGGGTGATTGATGAGACCAACGTGGATCAATTGGCAAGTCGTTTGGAAGGACTTAGAATCAAATGAAAAATACAAAGGACGAAGTATCTAAATGGGACGAAGCTAAATTTGCGCCCACCAACAAAGACACTATCAATCCTGACCACTACAAAATGGGCGGCGTGGAAGTCATTGACGCTATCGAAGCGTGGGACTTGAACTTTAGGTTGTCTAATGTTGTTAAGTACGTTGCCCGTGCGGGCAAGAAGTCTACTAGTCCTCTTGAGGATCTGAAGAAGGCGCAATGGTATCTAAACAGGGAAATTAGCAAGGTGCAGTCATGAGCAACGAGAGAGAAATCTATACCCCGCCTACAAGGCAGTTTGTAACAGACGAAGAAACTGCGGCGCTGTTTGCGAAACTGGAGGCTGCGATAGATTTGATGGGGGCCAAGTGGCTGCTGCACAAAGACAGCGAGATTAAGAAAAAGGTATAGGCATATGAAAACCATAGAACAACTGGAAGCCAATCTCGCCGCTGCGAAGGAGGCGTTGGATGCTGCGTTGGATGCTGCGTGGGATGAGTGGGATGCTGCGTTGGATGCTGCGCGGGATGCGCTGGAGGCTGCGCGAGAGGCGCTTGAGAAAGCCAAAAAGGTGAAGCCGTGAAAACCAAAGAACAGTTGGAAGCCAATCTCGCCGCTGCGAAGGAGGCGTTGGGGGCCGCTGAGGACGCGTGGGCTGCTGCGGATGCTGCGCGGGATGCTGCGTGGGACGCGTGGGCTGTTGCGGATGCTGCGCGGGCTGCGCGGGATGCTGCGTGGGTTGCTGCGCGGGCTGCGCGGGCTGCGTGGAGGACTGCGCGGGATGCGCTGGAGGCTGCGCGAGAGGCGCTTGAGAAAGCCAAAAAGGTGGAACCGTGAAAACCAAAGAACAGTTGGAAGCCAATCTCGCCGCTGCGGAGTCTGCGCTAGAGTCTGCGCGGGAGACTGCAAATGCTGCGGAGGTTGCTGCGGAGACTACGCGGGAGACTGCGTGGGATGCGTGGGTTGC